TGTTAGACTCACTGACAGCGCACCCTGTGCGTCCCACCCATGTTCAAAGCTAGCGAGCCAGGCCTTCAGCCTGACGAACCCCAAGGGGAGCCTAATAAGCTCCCCTTCCTCTTTCATAACCCCATCGGGGTGCCCGATGCTGGCACCCTGCAAGAGCTTCCGCGCCAAAAATTCAGCGCAATCCCGGCTCAGCGCCAAGGCTCAGGCCTGTTTGCGCTGCCGTTCGACGGCGAATTCGCCGGCCGGACGTTGCTATTGACAATCGAGCGGGAAACAGGCCTATCAATCGCCCAACTTGCTGAGCGCATGGGTATCACGCGCCAAACTCTGCAAAAATACCTGACCAAAGATCGCTCGCCAGGCCTCAGGTGGCTCTGCCGAGTGTTAGCGGCTGCAGGTGGCAGGCTATGTGTAGATTTCCCTCCGCGCTAAAGAGCAGCGCGGAGGATAAGAGGCCTAATTTTGACGATTACTAAAGAACTCGCTCGCGACTTTGCCATTATGCTCCAAACGGGCATGCCCAGCATGGAAGCGATTCGATACTTGCTCCCGGCTGACCTCGAAGCGGGCGAAATTCGCCAAATTCACGACCGCTGGCTCAACACCCGGTCATTGCAGGACGCCCTCACCGCCGTCCAGGGCAAATCCTGGCAGGAAATGAGCCTAGAGGACCGAATCAACCTCTCGATCAAGAAACACTACACCGAAATGGCGTATTTTCTCTACTCGCGGAATTACAGCGAGTTAGAAGGCGCAGCTAAACTGAAGGCCGACACCTGTAGAGACGCCCTTGAGAAGCACCTCGCTGGCACCGCCGGCCAGCGCGATGGATTGGCACAGTTTCTTGCCGACGTCAAGAATGGTGTGGTTAAGCTCGGCGCACCGCCCAAACTGACCGCTCACTAAGGAGACCATGATCATGGCGAAGCTGACCAGCGCTAAACGTAAGAGTCTCCCGGCGACCAGTTTCGCTGGGCCCGACCGCTCCTACCCCATCCCCGATGAATCCCACGCCAGAAACGCCCTGGCCCGGGCCTCGGGCAAGCCCATCGAAGCCAAAATTAGAGCGAAGGTGCATAAGCGTTACCCTGGGATCGGCTCAAGCTAACAGCGGCATTCTTCAGACTGTGGGTGGGCGTAGGGCCGCAGGCCCGGAGCCCGACCCACGTTCCCTTGGTTATAGGGGGGTTGTTAAGGGGGGATTTTCACCCACTGGGTTGGGTGGGTCTATTGTACTATATAGGGGCGTTGACCCACCCCCTCTTTTTAGCCATAACTCCTTTCTAATCAACCACTTCCAGGTGGGTCACTTTTTGGGTCGCGACCCGGCCTTTCGACCCACCCAGCCGACCCACCTGACCCACCCATGCAATTAATCGATAACAAGCTTCGGGACCAACTCAAAGCCTCCTTCCGGTGGAACATCTGCCAGAAGATGGGCATTACCCCCTTCACCCACCAGGCCGTGTGGTGGCTCGCCAGCGATGGCTATGTCCTTACCCCCACCGAGTCGGAGGGGGCTACTCCGGTCGAGGTGAAGCTCCCAGACGGCACCCTGGCGACCCAATGGGCGGTTCCCCGTCCCACAGGCCATGCGCGGTTCCTAGCCGACCTGGGAGCCTTTAAAGTTGGGAAGTCCTTCGGTGCGGCTATCTGGGCGGCTGGCTTCGCGGCGATACCCGGAGCCCGGGTCAGCTTAGTCGGCCTAGAGTACGACATCTGTGAGCCGGAGTTCCACTACCTGTGCGAAGCCCTCCTCTCAGAGAGGGGGCTGGGCTTAAAGGCCTCATCTCTCGCTGATCGTGCCAGGGACGGAAAGATGTGGCTTGATCTTGCAAATGGTGCTAGAATAGAGGCTAAGTCTTGGGAACGTCGGGAAGCGCTGAAAGGCAAGGAGCTTGACGCATATATCTATTGTGAGGCCTACCAGCTTCCAGGGATTGAGTGCTTCACCAACTTCAGCCAGAACCTCCGCGTGAGACAAGGCTATGCGGTGTTTGCCACGACGCCTGACAGGCCTTGGGTCAAGCAGCTCCACGAACTGGGCCATGGGGCTGACGCGGAGTGGCATTGTACATGTGGGGTCGCCGCTGACGTTAATCCTTATAGCTTCGACGCCCGCGCAAAGATTCGTGACGCCGGCCTGATGACCCGCGAAAAGTATGCCATCCATTACGAAGGTAAAATCGGCGATTTCGTGGGCCACGTGTATAATTACCAGCGTGGGGGCAGCTTGTTCACGGCGGCCACGCATCCTCATCTCTTTGACAAGGAAGGCGCGTTCAAGCTTCCTCAGGGCTGGGAAGTTATCTCAGGCGTGGATACTGGCACCTTTTACACAGCCGTGGTCGTGGCGTTTAGTCCAGCTGGCGAGGCTTTTGTCCTAGCCGAGCTGCCCAACTATCGGTATGTGGCCGGCCAGCCCGAGCGCAACGAAGATATCTCCATTCCCATGTGGGCTAATGCGTTCAGCAATATCTGCGGCAGCCTGGGCGCTCGCCCGGTCGCGTTTGCCGACAAAAATAGCCAATTTAAGAGGGAGCTGAACCAATATGGCATCGCCCTCCTTCCGAGTACCCTCCCGCTGGAAGCCCGAACAGAAATTACCCGCGAGTATTTCCAGCAAGGCAGGATCTGGCTTGACCCGAGTTTATCGGTTCTACCATTCGAGCTGGAAAACGCCTGCTGGCCCGAGGAGGCTAGTGCGGCGGGCAGGTTTCAGCGTATAAAGGACCGCGATCACACACTGGATTGCTTAGAGCACATCCTCTCTCGTAGGCCTCGCGGGAAACGTCCTATCACCAATGTCACCGGCACGTGGCTGGAGCAGTTCCAGCGGGCTGAGGGTGGCAAGAAAGCGAAAGTTCATGGCAGCCTCCCGGCTGTCTAAGGATCCCCTTATGTGGAAGAAAATTGCCGAGCAGTTGCTTCAGATTTTCCTGCCGATCGTGGTCACCGCCTTGGAGCACAAGCTTGATCCCAACGCGAAGCCGGCTGCCTAATCCTCATGGCTAACATCCAGCTCGCCGGCGCAGATGCGCTGAGCAAACTCACCACCGACTTCAAGCGCCTCAAGCGCCAGAAGGCGAGGCCGACTGGTGGCGTAGAAGCGCGCGTGTTGATGAACATTGGATTCCTCAATGGGCTCCAGTATCTCAACTACCAGAATCGCGGCCTCTACGTCGAACAGCAGGAGCCCAATAAACTCTATTTGATGTGGAACCTGATCCAGCCCAGGGTGAACAAACTCATCGGCAGGATCAGCTCCATTGCGCCGATCTTTAAGGCCAACCCTGACCGTAAGGACCCAGCGGCTTTGGAAGAGTCCGAAGTCGTGGACCGTATGATCCAAGCGTTGGATCAGAAGTTGAACCAACCCGCCAAAACCTGGGAGCACCTCTGGTGGCTCGCCGTGGGCGGGGTCAGTTTTGAGCATATTCCCTGGTTGCCCAACGCGGGCATGGAGCTCAACAGCCAGAAGTCACCTTCGGGCGAGTTGATGTTCAAAGACTCCCAAACGAACGAGGTCATGCCCGAAACGGCCATGCACGTCAAGTGCCAGATGGAAGGCTTGCCTCCCGAGCGCTTCGACGTGGCCGAACAGATCGAGCAGGTGGGCGATGTCGGGGCGGAAGTCCTGGGCCCGCTTAATGTGTTCATTGATCAGTCGGTGCACTCAATTCGAGACTTGGCTCCTGACCAGAAAGTCTATATTGCTAAGATTCGGACTGTTGGTTGGGTGAAGGATAACTTCGGCGTGGATATTGAGCCCGAGAAGGACCTCAATATTGTGAGCACGCAGTTTCATCAGAACAACTCTGTGACCCAGGGGATCTTCCTGCGGGACATGATCCCGCTCATTCAAGGCAGCACGCAAGATACCGACCCCGAGATGGCGGTCATTGTGGAAGCCTACGGCCCGCCCAGCCTGGACAACCCCCACGGCACCTATGAATGCTTCCAGCCGGGCAAGACGGTCATCCACCAGGACGTCAATCCCTACGACGAAATCCCCATCGTGGATATCCACTGGAAGCCGGTCACGACGTCCTTTTGGACCACCGACTATGTGACCGACTTGATCCCCGCCCAAAGGTTCATCAATAAGAGGATGAGCCAGCTGGGTGAGCAGTCCAACGCAGCGCTCTATTCCAACCTGCTGTTGGGCCCTGGCCTGAAGAACAGCGACATTCCTGCCGATTACCCCGGTGTAGTCGAAGGGGGCCTAGACGACGCCGGAAATCCGCGTGTCGGCAGGATGGCCCCGCCAGAAATCCCCCAGTGGTTCATGGAGTCGATCACCACCAGCCTCAACTTCTTCAACGATATCGCTGGCGGCACGGACCTGATGAGCGACTCGAAGTTCCCTGGGCAGCTCAGAGGCCCGCTGGCCGTGCCCATGCTCCAGGAAATCCTCGATAGCGAGTGGGGCAACTTCTACCAGCATCTCGGGGAGCGGTTCGCGGCCATTAAACAACAGCGCCTCAACAGGGTCAAGCAGTTTTATCCGCCCATCCGCACGATGCACTATATGGATCGTGACCAGCGCGATGAGGTGGTGGAGTTCCACACCGATGATATATTGCGAGCTGGGACCGAATACAACGTCACTGTCGAACGCGGCTCACTGTTGCCCGAATTGCGGGCGCTTCGTGAGGCGCGAGTTGCTGAGCGACTTTCAGGCCCACTATCGATTCTGTACGTCGACGAACGAACCGGACGCCTTGATAAATCCAAGATTGCGGCTGATCTCCAGTTCGGCGACTTGGGGCGTGAAGGCCGAGAAGCCCAATACCGGAAGCTGAGCGCCGAGATTATTGGCATGCTCTGGAAGGGCCAGCAAATCCCTGGCGTGTTGCCGTTCTATGACCACGCGCAGATGATGGATGAGCTCGAAAGCGCGATGGCCACCACGGAATACCTCCGTGCCAGCCCACAGATCCAGCAAGGCTTCATCATGCGCTGGGAACAGCACCGGGCCTTCATGGGCCAGCTTGCTGACCAGGCCAACCAGGCGGCTCAGGGCGCACAGATCCAATCAGCGGTGGCCCAGGCCACCCAGCAAGCAGCGGCAATGGCGGCTGCTGAGGCCGTCAAGGGAGCCTTGGGCCAGGTCAGCCTCCAGGCCCAAATGCCTACCGACCAGCTCGTGCAATCGGCGGCCCAAGCAAACGGCCTCCCAACGCCGGGAGCCCCCCAGCGTCCACCCGCTCCTCCCAATTTTAGAGGTTAATATGGCATTTCGTATCGGTGTGAAGAATCAGCCCGTCAACAAGAGTGGTCAGAACGTCAAGCCGGCCGGCGCGGAGACGTCTGCGACGTCCAAGGGCCCCTCGTCACCTAATTTCCGCAAGAAGGGCCTGGCGGCCAAAAAGGCCGGCCCAGCCACCAAGCGCCCGGCCCCGCCGGCGACTCCGCAGGAGTCCGCCATGCTAGACAAACTCATGGGTATGTGATAGGATAAGCCGTGGGCATCCCGCCCACCCAGGAACAACCTCCCCAAAGACAACCCACACAGGAACCCGACTCCAAGCTCAGCTGGCTTGCCCGGATAATCCTTGCGGATCTTTATAGGATTCCCACATGAAGTTTGAGTTTTTCCCACTCTATGATGCTGCCGGCGATGACGGCGGTATTGGTGGGGGCGGCACTGACGCCCCCGATCTTTCCGGTGGTTCCCTCACCGGCGCTGATGGCACCAAGGCCCCCAGCGCAATCGATATCAAGGACGATTCACTCGTTCGGATAGGCGATCAGAAGGATCCCGTCCAGTTCGGAAAGTGGTATAAGGGATTCCAGGGTCAGCTGACGAAAGCAACCCAGGAGCGTGCGGCGCTTGAGCGCAAGTATGCGGAAACTGAGGCCTCCTCGAAGGAGCTCAAGTCCAACTACGAGCGCCTGATGACCGAAGTCCAGCGCGCCAAGCAGACTGGTAATAAAGAAGACGCCCTCGCGGCGTTGCGGAACCTACAGTATATCTCGGGCCAGGATATGGCCTCAATCGTTGAAACTGTGCAGGGCCGCTTTAACCAGTTCCAAGGCGAATTCGCTGGCCGTGACAAAGCCATTATGTTCTTGGGCGAGAAGCTCAAGGACGTCATGACCCAGTTGCAGGGTTATCAGCAGAAGGAAACTCAGGTCGGCTTTGGCAACAAAATCGACAAGTTCCTGAAAGATTCCGGCTTCGGGCCGGAGCTCAAGGATCTGGCTGAGGAAATCTACCTCGCGTATGAGGGCGATGACCTCGATCAGGAGTTTCCCGATATCCTCAAGAAGCGTGTGGATCAGGTGCAGCGGTATGCCCGCGCAGCTGAACAGAAGCGCATCTCGGATAACAAGCGCAACATGTTTGTTCCGGGCAAGGACCAGCGAGTGGGCCCCACAGGCGCACTCAAGTCCAAGCTTGCCAAGGGCAAGGCCAAAGACGTGGCCTCGGAGCTTTGGGACGCGATGGTCAGCGACGACCAGCCCAGCAATCGTACATAACACGATTGCTAGTTAAGGCTCGATTCGATTATGGCTACTACCTCAGCGGTACTGAACGCGCTCAAGTACACCTATGGTGTTGACCGCGTTCTTTACCTGTTTAACCAGGAAGTTCCCACGTGGAAAATCCTGAGCAAGATCAAGAAGCCCGTTGGCGGCCGAGGGCAGTTCATTATGCCTGCCACCGTCAAGAACGCAGGCGCGTTCACGGGTATCACTGAAGGTGGCGCACTTCCGGCGGCCCTGCAGCCCAGCACGACTGAGGCGACGTTCAAGCTTCAGGAATACACGGCGCTCTACGACGTCACCTGGAAGCTCATTCAGGACAGCTCCACGAACAAGTTCGCGTTTCAGCAGGCGATTACCCTGTTGGACGACGGCCTGAAGCGTCGAGTGTTCCGTAACCTGAACAGCGACCTCGTAGACAACGGCAAGGGGCGTCTCGCGGTGCTTCCGGCAGCGGATAACACCTCGCCCATTACGGTCAATGCGCTCCCGCGCCTTGAAACCGGTATGGTCGTGGACATCATGGCGGTCAGCGACGACGACACGAAGCGCGCGGATAGCGTGACGGTCACCGGCGTGGACATCCCGAACCGCACGATTAGCACGTCAGGCAACCCGTCGAGCACGGCGGCTGGCGACTACTTCGTCATTCAGGACACGACCGACGTCTCGGTGAACGCACTCGCGTTGCACAGCAATGGCTTGCTGAACGTCATTGACTCGGCCAACCCGGCAGCGGTCGTAGGCAACTACGGCGGCATCGACCGGACGACGGCTGGCAATGAGTTCTGGCAGGCAGTGAAGCTGGCCAACGGTGGGACGAACCGCGCCCTGACAGAGGATCTCCTCTTGCAGGCGTTGGACTCGGCTCGTGAGAAGGGCGGCGGCGCGATTGACAAGTGGCTGAGCAACCTGGCCATTGTCCGGCGCTACCACGAAATCCTGGCGGGTGAGCGCTTCTTCGCGCTCAGCAAGCCGGGCACGCTCAGCGGTGGCATCGGCCGTTCGCAGAGTGGCATGGAGGATGGCGAGGATGCTGAGTCGGACGGCAAGACGCCGTATCAGTTCTCGGGCATCGACTGGCACGTGGACCCGTACTTTAACGCGAACACGATCATCGGTCTGGACTCGAACCATTTCTTCATCGGTGTGGGCGAGAACGACGTCCCGCGCCCGATTTCGGAAATCTTCGACAACATTCCGTTCTTCCGCCAGACGGCCAACGCCACGTTCGAAGTGGCGTGGTATTACCAGATGCAGCTCCTGAGCGACAATCCCGCGTCAGGCGTGCAGATCACGGACATTGCCGAGTCGTAAGCACGACTCAGCACGTTAACAACCAAGGGGCGGTGGTTTATAGCTGCCGCCCCTTTTTTCATCCAAGAAAGCAAGGTTCATCATGGCTATTTTCAAGAAGGTCGCCTACTTCGCTCCCCGCTACATCAACTTTATTCAGTCCGATGCCACCGTGCCGGCCAACGCCTATATTTTCGTCGCGGACGACAACTATGAGGTGGCTGACATCAAGGTGCGCTACTCGCACATTGGGGCCTCGGACGCCACGGTGGACCTCTTTAAGGTCGCCTCTGGCACCGCGCTTGGTTCGGGCACGACCGTGCTGAGTGGCACGGTAAGCTTGTTCCAGACGGCCGACACGACCTATACGAAGTCCCTCACCGCCACGCTGGCCAACCGTAAGCTGATTGCCGGTGACGCCCTCGCGGTGGACTTTGCGGGCACCCTGACGGCTCTCACGGGTCTCTGTGTCGAAGTGGTGCTCCGGCCCACCTCGCACATCACCAACACCGTTCGTTAAGGCGCTACGGCGCAGAAAAGGTAGGCAGCTATGTCGTTTTCGTTGTCGGATATTCTCAAGTTGATCCCGAAGGCGCAGGTTGAGGCGTTGGTGGATGGCGTGATTGATCAGGAACTCGCCAAGCTCAGCGTGGAGCTCAAGGCGCTGGTCAACGGCTATCTGGATAAGGTGCTGGGTCAGTAAGTATGCAGCCTATCAGCAAGCAGTTCAACCCGGTCAAGTTTTCGCTCCAGGAAAATGAGTTCATCCTGGAACACGCGGGCTTGCCGCCCGCCGTGGCGTTCAAGGATCCCATCCCGGTGGGGTGCTCGCCCAAGGCGCTTCAGGATAGCCTGAGCGAAATCTACGACCTGGTCGAGATGGAAAAGCACCGTGGGGCTCAGTGGTGTGGTGTGGAAGCGATCAAGTCGTCCATTCGCACCTATGTCACTGAGGCCACCAAGTGGGAAGCCAACAAGCGCCAGCGGGGCGCGGTGAGGTTCCCCTCGATGCACACCTTTGATGGTCGAGGGCGCGCATTTCGGGGCGGTGTAGGCAGCGACTCAGGTGAGGTCAAGACGTATTTTGACGCTCAGGGTGCTCGCCACAACTTCGCGGTGGATTATCACGATGGTTCCCCTGAGTGGGTGCCGGAGTGGATCGCAACGCCTAAAGATGGCGTTGCCACCGGAAAGCCAACCGACCAGCAGATTGGGGGTATTATCGATAATCCCGAGAAAGCCCGTGTGGAGTGTCCCGTGTGCGGGCATACGGAGTCCTATAATCTGGACTCAGCCACGAGCCGTTCAGCCGCTCGTGGGCGCATGTCGAAGCATTTCAAAACCGCCAAGAAGGACGTTGACGCGCACCGTGAGGCCAGCGTCAAGGAGTTCGGCGGCACGTCCGTGCAGCAGGGCTAACTAAGTGCAGCCTAACAATCCACGGCAGGGAGCCGACTTCCGGGTCAAACCGACGAGGCCGGCTGCTCTGCCCGCAGAGGCGAATCCATGGTGGTGGCACCCCAGCCAGGCGGGGGTGATGGGGGGACCAACCGATTTCGAGGCCAAGCTGGCTTCGGTCGATTCCTCCTTGGCCATCACCTGGAATGCCTATAAGCAGCGCTATCAGATTTGGTCCAGGAATCCCAAGAACCGCTATGGGTGGACGCTCCTCTTCATCGTAGAAACGCCCGGCAAGCGCTACGTGCATCCCGACGAACGATGCCTCGCGCGACTCTATGAAGCCTCCGCCCAGCGCTGGGGCAACGCCAAAGAATATTGGCTCGCCATCGAGCGCGAAATGACGCGCGAAAAAGAGGCCAAGGAAAAGTCCGACTTTGGCGACACTATGGACATCGCCATGGAACATTACGATCACGCCCAAATTAAAGTAGGCTATGGCCCCAGTAATGGGTCGAAGTTTGCTGATTATCACAGCGGGTTGGGCTAATGGCAACTGGCCAGGACATGTTGAATCGCATGGAGCTCCTCAACCAGGAGCTTCAGCTACAGCCCGGAGAGGCCGACTTCTCTCGCGGGCTGTTGGCGCTTAATGTGGCGCAGGATCATTTTGAATCCCTCCTCGCGTTGCATCCTGAAGTGATGGGGGATAGCTTTAGCACGCTCACCCAAACCGCGTTGGCTGAATCCACCCCGTTTCCTTCAGGAGTGCTGAGGATCGACCGACTCCAGTTTATGGACCCCCAGCAGGCGGTGCCGGCATGGGACTTGATCAACCTCAAGCGGGCCGGCTCGCACATGATTAACCGGTTCTGGCCGTGGAATATCATTAGCCAGGTGAGTCCGGGCCGACCAGTGGGCTATTACACCAACGGTACGACGATCTTTTGGAGTCCCACCCCAGACACGACCAATACGATTCGCTGGTATGGCTTTAAAGTGGCCGATGACATTATCGTGGGGGGCAGCTTCGCCTACCAGGACATCGCCCTCTTGCCCGTGTGCAGTTTTGCGGTCCAGCTGATGCGCACCGGTGTGGACGATGATAATGGCGGCATCAGCGCCATCGCCCAGCAGACCTTCAACCCGGTCATTACCGCGCTGAGCATGTATAACCGCGATATGGCTCCGGGGCTCGATTACAAATATACGCACAACACCTAAGGATAAAATATGGCTTCAGGTAAGGGACTCTATAGCGGCTCCGTGGCGATTACGTCAGCCACCGACACGGCCATCATCACGCCGGATCGTGCCGATTCGACCGTTCATGTCATCTTTTTGCAGTTTTGCACGAAAACCGCCGGCACCGCCGCGCGGGCCTATGCCTCAGACGGGGCGTCGGGGGCCGTGTTTTACCGTGCGCCCTTAGTCACCGCCGACCAGGTGGCCGAGTTCCTCCCGATGGCGGGGATTGGCAATGGGCGGTTATATCCCGGCTATGCCCTCTCGCCCGGCAATGCTCTCAACGTCAACACGACGGGCTCGCCAGCTGCAGCTATTGAAGTCGTCTATATCGTCGAGGTGAAGTAATGTCCATCGCAACGACGGTCAAGGTGCCCACAGATGTGGGCGATGCCAGCTTCAGTGGCGTGCTGAGCTATAACGAAGCCACGAATACGTGGACGCTGGCGCTCAGTGGCTCCTCTAGTGATGGCACCACAACGACTTTTACGGACATCGTGAAAGCCGCTGGGTATAAATCCAGCGACGGCACCGCAGGTATCACGGCGGGGCCCTTTACAACGGTCGCGAGCATTGCCGTGAAAAATGGCCTAGTGACGACCCTGACGGGAACCCCATAACATGGCATCCTACGCATACTACGACATCACGACAGGGGATCTAGCGGGCAAGGCCCACGATGTGTTGGGTACGAGTGGATCCACGGCCGACGTGCTCAAGGTGGCGCTGACCAACACTGCACCCACGCCGAGCACCAACGCGGTCCTGGCTGATATCACGGAAATCTCCGCGGGCAACGGCTACTCGGCAGGCGGCGCAGGCGTGACCAACGTGGGCTCGCGAGCGGGCTCCGTAGTGAGTGTGGCCGGCACCGATATTGTGTTTACGGCCAGCGGTGGGCCCATCGGCCCCTTCCGCTATGCGGTGCTGTATAATTCCACGCCAGGCAGCAAGCCGCTCCTGGGCTATTGGGATAATGGATCCTCCATCACGCTGGCCGACACCCAGACCTTCACCATCGACTTTGGCGCGACGGTGTTTACGGTGACCCATGCGTAAGGTTAACTAATGGCAGACTTAGCCTTTACACACCATTTAGACCTTGGGCTTGATAACAGTGGCAACTTCACCACCGCCGCCTTCGACACCACGGGTGATACGTGGTTAGTCATCTACGCATACAGTTTTAGCAACCCAGTCAATGCCCTCACGGCCATTTCCTATAATGGTGTGAGCTTCTTTGCGAATCGTGTGGTGAACACAGCCACGAGTCATATCTCTGCAAACTCCTTTGGCATCGCCTACATGAACCTCGGGGCGAATGCTGGAAACCACACCTTCAACTTTCAGTGGACAGGTGGTGGGTTTATTGGGTTTGTGGCAATCTCTGGCAATGGAGACCTTGACGCAGCAACGGTCGATGGCACTCCGGTGCCAGACGCCGCTGAAACAGTGAGCACTGGCAGCATCGTCACGCCACCACCCTACACGCCCACCACAAACAAGGCATTGCCCATCATCGCCGTCTATGCAAACAGCCAAGGTGGAACGACCTCAGCTAATGCGAACTGCACGGTTGGTCAACTGCAGGGCGGCGTGCCTGGTCTGGGATTGTTCTATGCTCCGCTGTCCACTCCAGCAGGCACGCCCACTTCGGCGGTCATCAATACGAACTTAACAGATTTTTGGCAGTTCATCAGCTTTGCCATCAAACCGGCAGGTGGCAGTAGCGCGCCCACCACACCCTTCTACACTCGACTTCTCGGTAATGGGAGTTCTTTCTAATGCAGAAAAACGTTGCGTCTCAAAAGCTCATTGTGTTCGCCTTCGACTCGGCCACTAATCTCCCGAAGACGGGAGATGGGGGCAATATCACCGCCTACGTCAGCAAAGACTACGGCACCGTGACTGTGCTGGGCGACACGTCGGCCACGGAAATGGACTCCACCAACGCGAAGGGGTATTACCTCTTCGACTTGACGCAGGCCGAAACCAACGCCGACACGCTGCTCTTTAGTGCCAAATCCGTTACCGGTGGTATTGTTGTAGTAGGAGTGCCGGCAGGCGTGTTTACCACAGCGCCGAACTTCAACAAAACCGTCATCGACGCGGCGGGGCTGAGCGACGCCAATATGGTCAAGCTCGGGCCGACCGGCTCAGGCACCGCCCAAACCGCGAGAGATATTGGGGCGTCAGTCCTCAGCGCTGGCAACGCCAAGAAAAACACCGCCTTGGCCAAGTTCGCGTTCATGATGACCGACTCGACCAATCACAACCCAGCAACAGGCAAAACAGTCACCGTGACCCGCTCCATTGACGGGGCGGCCTTCGGTGCGGGTTCCTTGAGCGCTGTGACGGAAGTGGCCAATGGTATCTATACGGTAGACTTCGCGTCGGGCGACCTGAACGGCAATGTGGTGGTGCTGCGTGCTACCGCGACGGGGTGTGATGACACCTTTGAACGTGTTGTCACGTTGCTCTAATGTCTATCGCGCTGAACAATTACACCAACTACGACACGGGTGGGAAAATCGTCTCGTGGCAGCGTAACAACGATGGTTCGGCCACCGATGTGATCCTTAGTGGCACCTACGCGACCACAACCCCCGTGAGTGTGGAGGCCCAACTGAATGGCGGGGCCTTCACCACACTTTCCGCGCAAACGATTGGCGGTGGGACGTGGGTGGGCACACTGCCTGCCGTCACGGCAGGCTCGCCCACGCTTGTCGTGCGAATGTCCAACGACCACGCCCAAACGGACACCGCTGAACTCATGCTGGGGGACTTCTACCTTCTCATGGGGGATTCGATTGCGGTAGGGCAGAACATCACTGGGCAGGTGAGCACCACGGCAAGCCCATTTAACCGTTATAGCCATAATGGCTTTGAATGGGTGCGGGCTGATCTCACAGCAGGCGATGGCTTTTGGCCCATCCTGGCAGGCCTATTGGCGGCTGACCAAGGTGTGCCAGTTGGCTACATGAATGTGGCGTCCAGCGGCACCCATACGGGGCAGTGGGAATCGGGCACGCTCCCTGATGCGGGCACGACCGCGATAAACAGCGCATTCCTCAATCGCGTCAGGTTTGTCCTGTGGCAGCTTGGCACGAATGATGTCATTAGCGGCGGTAATCAAACACGCAGTGCGGTGGCGGCTAGTTTGGCAGCGGCGACGGCCTATGTGAACAGCCACATTCCACTCGGCACAGATACCATTCACTTGCACGGCATGTTTGGTAATTGTCCGTCCTCAACTGGCACGCTGCGCACCGTTGAGGATCAAGTCCGAGCAGGTATTCTGGACGCCTGTGTCGCAGGCACCACCCACATCGGGGGGAACCTTATCGATATTCCCGAAAGCGACGGCACGCATCCTGACAACGCCTCTGCCCACACCCTGGCCCAGCGCTGGTGGTGTGCGATTAGCAACGCGGTGTATGGCCACGCGGATCGCGGCTATCCTCGGGTGAGCAATGTGTATCAAGCCACCTCCAATCATATCGTGGTGGCGTTTGAGCAACTCTTGTGGGCGAATGTGATGGACACCGCGTGTTGGATCGTGACGGATAACGGCACGCCCATTGCGGTGGATTTTGTGGATAATGGGCCGGGAGACTATGAAGTCACCCTAACCCTCCACAGCGCGGCCACCGGCGCAGTCGTGGTCAGCATGGCCTCGGGGAACGACGCCACGAACAAGGTGCTCCCGATCCGCTACGCCATCACCACACCTGATGGAGGATCGATCTACCTCTCCCCGATGCCTGAAGCGAATCGGGCCACGCAAACGATTGGGGCGCAGAAGATATGAGACGCTATCCCCAATTTGGCAAAACCTTCAGCTTGATTAGCTATCTCCCTTCAGTGGGGGTGCCGTCGGGGGGCGGTGGTGGTGGAGGCTCACTCACCCCGCGCTATCGGAAAGTGTTCGGGTCGGTCGGCCAACCAGCCATTACACGCTTACCAGGCGTAGGCCCCACGGGTGGTGGGGGAGGCTTCACGCTCCTCGCCAACAATGGCTCATTTATCTTTACGGGCTCACCCGCGAGCCTGCTGTCATCAAACATTTCGTTGAGCGCTGATTCAGGCAGCTTTATCTTTACGGGCGCGGCGGTGACGTTTCCCTCAGCGCCAACGGGGGCCATTCCGACCACCGTGTTGGTGCCGACAGAAGTCCTGGATGCCCGGCAGTCGGGCGTGCTGCAGTGGACCAATGATCCTCCCGGCTGGCAGCTCGCAGAGCAGATTCAGCTCGTTCCCACAACCTTTAATAGTCTTCCGGCTCAGGCGAATCGTGGCCTGATCGCGTATATTAGCGACTGCAATACCACCACCTTCCACGCGGCTGCGGCCGGTGGAGGCACCAATAAGGTGTTGGTGGTATTTGACGGCGCAACCTGGCGAGTAGGTGGTTAATGGCATCTCCCACAGTTACCAATCCCTCGAATACCCTCGGCGCGAAGACACTGGTGGCGGCAGAAAATAACGTCACGATCACTGGCTTGGAAACGTTTAGTCGAGCCCCATCCGCGCCGTTTGCCGTGCAGGCCGGCTCAGCCACCGTGGCGAATCTCGATGCGGACACAGTAGATGGCTCGCATGCGTCAGATTTCAGCTTGCCATCAGGCGTGATTGTGCAGTTCGGTGGCTCAGCCGCTCCGAGTGGCTGGACCCTGTGTGACGGCACCGCCATTAGCCGGGCCACGTTTGCTGGCCTGTTTGCCGTGTTAGGCACGACCTATGGTGTGGGCAATGGGACCACCACCTTCAATGTCCCTGACTTACGCCAGCGCTTCCCCATGGGCAAGGCGGCCAGCGGAACCGGGGCCACCCTCGGTGCCACCGGTGGCGCGATTGACCTCGCCCATACCCACAATGTGGGCAATCACACCCACACCTATGCCCAAGTCATTGATCACACGCATGGTGTGACCGTCGGCGTGACTGACCCGGGCCATGACCACTTGGTGCATGGCATTCCGGCGCAGTCCACGTCGGGTGTGGTGGGTGTTGGTCCAGGACACAATTATGTATGGGCGGATGGTTCGGGCGACTATGTGAGCC